TCGTTGCGGCTGAGCGCGTCGAGGTGGAGCGTCGTGCTCACGAAGCCCTTGGGCTCCTCCTCCACGAAATCAGGCACGGGGGCGATGCCCTCGAGCAGACACGTCAGCGTCTCGCCCTTGGTGTGGCCGCACTCGCCGCAGGAGCGGCGGCGCGCGTGCTCGCGTAGGTCGGAGAGCGACGCCTTGGCGAGCCCGAGCGCGTAGTCCTCGGTGGCCACGAGTCGATGCGTGAGGCCGTGGTGGCCGCGCAGCCAGCGCGGGCTTGCGCAGAAGGGCTGGTACGGCTCGCGCACGCCGTCCTCAGTCTTGATGGCGTTGGAGCCCGTGAAGATGAGGCGGTAGCGCTTGCCGTCCGCGAAGGTGTCGAATGTGATGGCCATGTGAGCCTCGTGGGTGAGGGTGAGTGGTGAGAGGCACAGGCGGAATCGAACCGCCAGCGCGCCACGAAGGCGTCGCGCTCCATCCCCAAGCCGGGGTCATGCCTGTGGGTGCGAGTCGGTCAGACTCAGATCACGCCGGTGATGACGGCGCCCTTGTCCTGGTGGACACGCACAACGTCGAGGCGACGCGTGAAGCGAATCGCGTGCGCCTCCTGCGCCTCCTCGCGCCACGTGGCCGAGTCGGGCGAACCCTGCTCACAGACGAGCAGCGCGTCCTCGTGGCCCATCCACGCCAGCCCGTCGAACTGATAGGCGAGCGTCGCCGCCCGCCCCTCGTTGGCCGAGTTGAACATGTTGCTCCCAAGCACGACCTTGCGGAGCGACGGGAACAGGCGGCGGATGATGTCCAGGATCTCGCCCTGCGACGCAGCGCCGCCCGAGTAGTTGCTCAGGCGCGCGGTGAAGTCGGGGTGAAGCTGGAGCGCCTCCACGACGTCGCGACCGAAGAACGCCACGTCGCCGTAGCCGCACTTCGCCATCGCATCCTGCATGTCCTCGATGGGGGTCGAGGACGAGGACGTCCACGCGCTGTTGCCCACAGCCTCCTCGGTGTTGAGCGAGGTGGAGGAGAGCACGGTGTTGAGCATCGCGTTGACGTCAACGGCGACGTAGGCACGCGCCAGCTTGCCGTAGCCCTCGAGCACGCGGAAGCCGTGGCCCTCGAGCGCGATCGCCGTCCCGAACGGGATGTACGAGAGGCCGGGGAACTTCTTGATCGCGTAGTTGGCGTTGCTCAGCCCGAGATCGAACGCCTTGGGCGCGTCGCCCTCGGCGACGCCGTTGGGGTTGACGGAGCGCGCGAGCGTCGAGAGCGATGGCATCGCGGGGATGGTGCCCGAGAGCTCGGTCACCGGGATCTTGGTGCCGATCTGGTCGACGGCGGTGCCGTCCTTACCCTCGAGCCCCATGATCACCCGGTCGAGCACGTCGCCGGGCAGGCTGTTGCTGTTGAAACCCATTGGGGCCTCCTATATGCGAAGAGCCCGCCTCGGCTCATGCCGGGCGGGCTCTTGTGTATGATGTGGTGGCGGCGCCCTTATGGGCAGCCGCCGAGGCTGATCAGTGATCAGGTGGTGGGGTCACCGAAGTCACCCGGCGTAAGGACGGCCCAGAAGACGTCACCATCGACGGCGGCCTCGAGCGCGTAGCCGCAGATGTAGACGCCGGTTGCGGCGGCGTAGGGCGCAACCTCACCGGCGGCGGCAGGCTGAAGCTGCTCACCCTTGTCGATGGTGTCGCTCGCTTTGAGCTTGACCACCCCAAGCGAGGTGATCGAGATGATCTCGCCGGAGTCGGCGGCGTCGGCCTGCGAGGCGCCAAAGACGCGCTCCGTGGCGGCGGTCGTCACGATGACGTTGGCGCCGCTGACCTTGACGAGCTTGTACTGACCGACCGCCGCACCGGTGGTGTGCGTGGTCGCGAATGGGTTGAGAGCCATGCTGGCCTCCTATGTGTGTGCCCTCTCGGGCGTCTGTGTGGTGGATGCTGCCCGGTGCGCTCACTCGAAGAGCGTGGCGCCGGTCAGGTGGGGGTAGCGGCTCTGGAGCACCTTGATGATGCTCGAGCCCTCGGTGGTCCCGATCTCGGTAGAGATGTTGTCCCACGCCTCCGCGAAGTCGACGGGCGCGGCGGGCGCGGTGCCCGGCTTGCCGATCGGCTCTTGCACGGTGTTGGAGGTTGGCTTGGCCTCGGCCTTGTAGGCACGCTCAGCCAGCGAGAGCAGACGCGTGCCACGCTTGGAGTCGGTGACGATGGCGTGCGCCAGGTCGTCGACCTCCTCGGCCAGCGCGTGCGGCAGGACGGCCAGCACGGTCGTCTTGGCGTCGGCTATGGCGAGCCTGCGCTCGAGCTCAGCGACGCGCTTGAGCGCGGTGGTCTCGGCGTTCTCGGTGGGGATCTCCTCCTCCTCCTCCGACTCCTCCGGCTGCATCATCTGCTCGATGTTGTCGAGGCGCTCGGAGAGCTTGGTATAGCCCTCCATGAGCTCGGCCACGGCCTGCGCCATGTCCATCTCCTCGCCCTCCTCCATGCTCTCGGTGGGTGCCGTCTCCGGCGTCTCGGTGTTGTCCGTGTCAGCCAAAGCGGCCTCCTGTGTGGTGGTGGCCCATCCGGACTCGGATAGGCTGTAGTGCGCCCCAAGGGGTCGCAAGTTCTTCAGGTGCGGCACTGACACGAGGCTGACCTCGCGCAGCAACAGCGCCAATTCGGCGCCCGTATGCGGGTGCTTGAACATCTCGTAAAAGCTTGGCGAGAGGTACGGGCGCCGACCGCTCGCGATCTCATCCGCCACGCCAGCGGCAAGCTCGACATCACCCCAGATGCCCTCGTCGTCTGTCGACAAGGCGCGCACGAGGCCGAGGGCGCCACCGTTGGCGGCGTGCTCCTCCAGGATCGGCGGGTAGTAACCATCTGCCGTCATGGCCGCGAAGCTCGAGAGCATGGTCTTCGCGAACCCCTCGGTGACATCGAAGTCACTGGCAGGATGCGCCACTGGACCCCACGGAAACAGGAGCCAGCGCTGGCGATCAGCCTCAGACATGAGCACGAGCGCGCGCCCGTCGAGCATCGTTGCGTGGGCGCTCATGAGTCCTCCTGTATGGCTGTCAGTGCTTGTCGTTCCGCTGCCGCCTGCTCGCTGATCACGCCAGCGTTGGCGAGCGACTCATAAGGTAAGTCGTAGGTCCACACGCAGCGGCATCGCTCACGCCCCTCGCACCTGTTCGGCGGCGTGAGGGCGCGATAAGCAGCGGTGCCCACGGTGGCCTTGCGTCCGTCGAGTTGGCGACAAGTCTTGCATGTGCGCGAGTCGAGGACGGCGGATCGGGTGGCCACGACACGACCGATGCGAGCGCCCTGGTCACGAGCCCGACCCACGAGCCCCTGCACCACGCTGTCACGGGCGCGGTTGATGGCGCTGGAGGTCACGCGCGCAGCGATGACGGCCAGCGCGCCAGCCGAGAGGATGGCCACGGTCTGCGCGACGCCTCCACGCTGCCGCTCCACCTCGCTCTGCGTCATGACGCCGATGATCCGGCCCAACGTCTCGTCAATGGTGGCGGCGGCGAGTAGCGCAATCTCGGCGTCCATGTCGAGCGTGTACGTGGCATCGGAGCCGAGCGCGTCGAGGTAGGCGGCGCCAGCCTGCTCGGCTGCCCCGCGCATCGCTGACTCGACGGCCTCAGTGATGACCACCTCCCACTCGTCACGCATCGCGCGCCGGTCGGCCAGCAGGTCGCTCGTGTTGCGGTTGTCACGGATGCGCGTCCGCCAGTCGGCCTGCATCTCACGCTGGATGCGCGCGAGGTCGGCGGCGAGCGCCGCCTCCACCTCGTCCATGATCGCCTTGAGCCCGTCGACCTCGCTCAACTCGAGCGCGCCGGGGGTGCGATCGTCGAGGCTGATGTGGTCGTGTCCGCACTCGGACAGCCCGAGCGAGGGGCGCGCCGGGGCCTCCTCCTCCACTCTGTCGAACGTGTCGGGGGGCAGGTCAAGTTGCTCGAGCGCCACGGCCTGGGCGGCCTTGGGCCACGTGCTCACCGGGCCGCCGAAGAGCTCCATCATCTGCGTGAGGCGTGCGCCCTGGTCGGTGGCGCCGTCCATGCGCCACACGAGCCGGGGGTACTCGACCATCGAGCCAAGCTCAGCCGCCGCCACGCGTGCGATGTGCTCGTTGAGAGGCGCGAGGATGCGGCGAGCGTAGTACGGCGCGCTGCGCAGCGTGTCACGCTCCTTGACCTCACCCAGCGCGTAGGACCCCACCGACGACTGCATGCCGAGCAGGCTGCCCTCCACGGAGAACGGGTGCGCGATCATCTGGTCGCAGTAGGCGATGAGGTCGCCGTAGGTGGGCATCTGACCCGAGGGGCCAGCGAACTCGATGGTCAGCCCAGCAGGCATCTTCGCCACGTGTGCGTCGATGGCCTGCTGGTACTTGAGCGCGCTGAAGATGGTGGCCGCGTCCGTCTCGAGCGTCTGCGAAGCCGCGCCGTCGACGGGCACCTCTCGTACCATCGCGATGGGGATGCCGTACTTCTCCGCGGCCACCATGCTGATCTGCAGCAGGAGTTGCTTCGCCAGGACGTAGAAGATCGTGGGGCGCAGCGGGCTCACGCCCTCGACGTTGTTGCCGCGCGCGGCGAGGTTGGCGAGCACGAGGCGATGGTCTTGGGGCTGCTCGCCCACCGCAGGCACGTACCACTCGGCTGGCCCGTCGCCACTCGTCCTGAACTTGGCGCCCACGAGCCTCGACAGCGTGTCGTCAAAGCACCACTCGTCCACCGTGCTCGGCTCGTAGTATCGCACGTCGTGGAGGTAGGTGCGCTCGCCCTCGCCGATCCCTCCCCACACAGCGTTGAACGGAGCGAAGCCGAAGATCAGACACGAATGCGCAGCGTCCTCGACGTAGCGCGTGAGCCACTGCGACATCTGCGCGCCGTGGAAGTCCACGAACTCCTCGACGCGTGAACGCGTCGACTCGTCGACCTCAGCTGGCGCCTGGAGTTCCACCTTGCCTTGCACCAGCGTCTCTGTGTGCGACTGCACCGCGTCGAAGATCAGCGGCTCGCTGCGGTAGTGCTCCTCATAGATGCCATGGTTGCCAGACGTACCGCGCACGTAGGTGGGGCCATACGAGGGGGTGGGCTCAGCGTACACCTTGCCCGAGCGCACCAGCGTGCCGGGCTGGCCTATGGCCTCCTGCTCCGCCAGGTCGGTGGACTCGGCGGCAGCAGTCTGCGTGGCCAGACGAGGCGCGCCCATGCCACGCAGGGCGATCGGCTCCACCCCGTGC